CATGTTTTATCCTCAGTTGAGTTTGTACAATAACAGCATTGCAAAATAATTCAATAATTAGTTGCAAATAATTTCAAAGACATGTTAAGATGTAATCTAACAAAGGGGAAAAACAATGAAAAAATGCAGAGTATCAGAAGAAACAAACGCTTATATAAAAGCTCAAAACTGGGAAGTAAGCGAAGAGCTAGAGTTTCAAAGCCGGGTAACTGGTTATATATTAGAGAACATCTTAACGGATGCCAGGGAATTATCTTGTCATACAGAGTTAAGCATAGATGAGGCTCAAGCAGTAGTTGATTTATATCAATCGCTGCCTATGAAAAACGGCGTTCCTATGACTTTTGGAGCGTCAAAAGTAGAGCGTAATGCCTGGAATCTTATCAAGATAACTTATGTAGAATGTGACCATATTAGAGATATAGCAGAGGGGAAACTGTAATGGAAAAGACACATTATCGAAAAGTATTTAAAAGCGATCATTTAGGAGTAGCTGATTTAGAGGATTTAATAGAAACTAAATCAAACATGATTTTCACAATTCGAGAGGTTAAACAGGAAAACGGTGTAAGGGTAGCAGGAAAGAAGGGTAATTTTAACATAGCTTACTTTAATGAGAGTATTAAGCCCTTGGTTTTAAATGCTGGTAACTCAAAGGTAGTTAAAAAGCTAGCAGGGGGCTCTTCATTTATTGAAGACTGGAAAGGGTTGCTTATACAGCTCTATATTGACCCCAAAGCATCTTTTGCTGGTGAGGTAACTGGTGGAGTAAGAATTAGCCCAAACCCGCCTAAGCAGAAGATCACAATCACCCAAGAGAACCCTAAGCTATGGCAGAACGCAATAAATGCTTATGTTAGAGATGGGAATTTTAACGCTGTATTAGAAAGGGCTGATATTACAAAGGAAAATCAAGATTTAATTATAAAGGAATGCGCTAATGTTTGATTTCCATGATGTTGAGCAGAACACAGATGAATGGTATCAGCTAAGAGGGGGCAAGCTAACAAGCTCAAACCTTGGAAAAATTATGGCTAACTATGGCAAAGCCTTTGGCGAACCTGCTAAAAAGTACGCTGTAGATATAGCAATTGAGCAGATAACAGGGCAAGCCATAGCTTCTAATTACACAAATGAGCATATGCAAAGAGGCCATGAACAAGAGCCAATAGCTAGAATGCTTTATGAGCAAGAAACATTTTGTGATGTTTCAAACGGTGGGTTTTTTGGCAGTGATTTTGTAGGGTGTAGCCCAGACGGACTGGTTTCTGAAGATGGAGTTATAGAGATTAAATGTGTAATAGGCTCCGTGATGTTTTCCAATATTAAAAGAATGAATGTGGACCCTGCCTATAAGTGGCAATGTGTAGGAAATGTTAAGTTCACTGGCAGAAAATGGATAGATTTTGTTAGCTATTGTGCAGACTTCCCAGAAGCTAACAGGCTGTTTATATATCGTTTAAATGCTGGTGATTTAGAGGATGAATTTAAAATGATAGATTCTCGGATAGCTGAATTTAAACTTTTAGTATGTGAGACAAAAAGCAAGATATTAGATACTAATTATATTAATCAAGGCTAGATAAAGAAATATTAACTAAAATGAAATCAATGAATAAGGGGTAGGTTATGAGTACATCAATTAGTATAGTTGAATATGATGAGATTAGCAGTCAAATAGATACGGTTAAGGAGACAGCAAACTTTTTGCCCGATGTGTCAACGGATGAGGGGTATCAGAAATCCAAGAGGGTATCTTTAGATATTGGCAAGTTACTAACAGCCTTAGAAAAAACTAGAAAGGAGCAGAAGGCCCATTTTATTGAAGGTGGCAGACAAGTTGATATACAAGCTAAGTCAATAGTTGCTAAATTAGAAGAAATACAAATACCTCATAAAGAGGCTTACAAGGAGTTAGACAATCTTAAAAAGCAGCGTGAGGAAGATAGGAAATCAAATATAAGGGATAAGACTGATATTATAAATATTATAGAAAATTTGAATAAAGATTCTGATTTTGACTTTGAGGAATTTACTACTGGCGCAAAACAGGCCGTTGAAGATGCTTTGAAAACATTAAATAAGATGCAGTCAAGAAAAGAAAAAGAAGAAAATGATGCTGAGGATGCTAAGGAACAAGCCGCTAAGGAAGCTGAGGAGGTAGCTAAAAGAGAATCTAATAAGAAGCATATTGGAAAAATAAGAAGAGAGGCTAAGGATTGCTTGATAGCTTGCGGTTTATCTGAGGAGATAGCAAAAGAGGTTGTTTTAGCTATTCACAAAGGGAACATTAAAAACGTACAAATTAAATATTAATTAGGGGTATAAAATGAAGATAATAGAGTGGCTTGGGCTAGCTCAAGAAGCTAAAGAGTTTAGTATAGTTTTGGTTTCAACTGAGAACAAAATACATAAAAACGATATTGAAACTTTATCGATAAACATAAATTTATACACTCAGTTTGCAATAGAAGCCCATAGGATTAAATCTAAAGGCCGGCATCATTACAGTGCTAGAACGATTATAGAGTTTTTAAGGCATGAAACTGCGATACATGACAACAATTTAGATTTTAAAATAAATAATAATATAGCTCCATTGCTTGCTAAAGTTAGCATGTTGATGTTTCCAGAGCTGAAAGGGTTATTTCACACTAGAGATCAGAGGGCGGCATAAGATGAGCAATTTAAATCAGTGTAATTTTATAGGGCGATTGGGAAACGAACCTGAAACTAGGTTTACTCAATCAGGAAAAGCAGTAACAAATATAAGTATTGCTATCAGTGAAAAGTACAAAGATAAGAACACAGGACAGCAAGTAGAAAAGACTGAATGGGTAAAAATTGCCGCCTTTGATAAGCTTGCAGAAATCATGCAAGAGTACTTAAAAAAGGGGGATTTAGTGTATATAAATGGTAAAATGAGGACTAATAAATATCTCGATAAAGACGGTAAAACCTGCTATTCAACAGAGATAATAGCTAATCAAATGCAGATGTTAGAGGGTAAAGGGGAAAGCTCAAAACCCAAAGTATCTGTCAATAATTCTAGCGGTGTAACTGTTGGCGACAATGTAATTCAGGTAAATAATAATTTAGATGACTTTGACGACGACATCCCTTTTTGATGGCTATCATTTTAAAGAACACATAGGCGGCCTTTCACCGTCTACCCAGTGGAGGCCCCTGCCATTGTGTAAAGTGGGGCAATTAATTTAAGAGGAAAACATGAAGCCTGAAACGAGCCCAATAAAAATGATGCCGCCTAATAGCTTAGATAGTTTTAAAAAGCTTTTGGCAATAGTTATTAAGCGGGAAGGGTCCATAAAAAAAGGTTGCAAAAAAGTGGGGATATCGCATCAAACGCGGCTTAAACTTTTGAAAGAAAACAAGCTTTCAAGCATGACAGCTAGAAAGATAATAAAAACTTACGAGGGTTAACATGTATAAATTCGGTGCAAGGTCACAACAAAAACTAAATACCTGTCACAACGACATACAGGAGGTTTTAAACGAAGCCATACAAATAATAGATTTTACAGTTTTATGCGGTCATAGAGGCCAGAAGGAGCAAAATGACCATTTTCATGCGGGTAGGTCAAAGGTTCAATATCCAGATTCCAAGCATAATTCAATGCCTAGCATAGCTGTAGATGTAGCTCCCTATCCGATTGATTGGAATAATATAGAGAGATTTGCTCAATTAGGCGGGATTATCAAAGGAATAGCGCATAGCAAAGGTATTAAAATACGATGTGGATTTGATTGGGATGGTGACGGAGATATCACAGATCAAAGCTTTATGGATTGGCCGCATATCGAGCTTATTAAATGATGGATAAACTAGAATTTAAAGGGGTAACAGTGGAGCCTCTAAAAGAAGATTATCTTATAACAAATGAGTTTGGTGATATAGCAGTAATAACAGAAGAAGAACTAGAGCTATTATTTGAAAAGGCTCTAAATGATTATATAACTAAGATAGTGTAATAATAGATTTAATTAATACACTACCTTTTTAATTAAGGGGTATCAGTGAGCCTACTTAAACCAATAGACAAGGAGCTTAACCCTTGCATAAACAAGTGCTGCCCTAACCTTAAAACGTGCTTAGGGTGCGGTAGAAACGAGCTAGAGCGCCTAGAATGGGCATCTTATAGCGATTCTAAAAAACGTAGGATAAGCAAGGCTAACAATGACCACGAAAAAAAAACAAATATTGAAACTAACATGCTCAAGATGCCAGGTTAAGATAACAACTAACCGATATGGCCACACTAAAGACTTTGGCAATGTGACCTATCAAAATAAAACTATTTGCCCGAATTGCAAAAAACAAGGGAGCTTAATAATAGTGAATGTTTAACTTTTATCAAAACGTGCTAGAATAAACATAGGGATAAGCCCTAAACCCTTAGAGGGTAATCAAACAAAAGGTATAGAGATGCCTGATTTAAAAAAAGTAGTCGGTGAGGATTTTGTAGTAGAAGAAGTTATATTAAAAGAGTCTACAACTAAAAATACAAAATCACAGACAATAAGAAGAAAAACTACTCAATGCATTGTATTAGAATGCGGCCATAAATATAAAATAACGGATGTTTACAAGAAGCGTAAGCAAAAAAGAATGCAATGCTCGTACTGCGAGAGAGAGGCAAAATAGAGATGCCTAAGCTAACAGCAAAGCAAGAAATGTTTTGTAGAGAATACCTAATTGATCTGAATGCCAAACAAGCCGCTATTCGTGCGGGTTATAAAGAAAACAGTGCTAAAGAGCAAGGGTGTGAAAACCTAACCAAACCTAACATTCAAGAGTATATTCAAGAACTTAAGAAGCCTAGAGAGGAAAAGCTTGGAATTGATGCTGAATGGGTACTTAAAAGAGCTTTAAGGATAAACGATAAATCTCTTGAAGAAGATGATAATGGAGAATGCTCAAACTTAGCAGCGGCTAATAAATCTCTAGAGTTAATTGGAAAGCATATAAGCGTAGATTGTTTTAATAATAACTTAAAAGTATCAGCGGATATAAAACTTACTGATATGTCGGATGAGGATTTAGATGCGGAGCTAGCTAGTCTTGATAACTAGAGAGCAGAAGATAAGAAAGATAGAGCTGCTCAGAGAGAAAGATAAGAGAGCCAAGGAAATAGCCTACCTAACCCAATACAATACCCTTTATGATTGGCAGCACCGTTTTAATGCTGCTACAGCCACGTTTAGAGCTTGCTTGCTTATGGCGGCAAACCAAGTAGGAAAGACCCGAACAGGAACCACCATTGATGCCTTTCATGCTCTTGGTGATTATCCCGAAGATTGGGATGGGCATATATTTGAAAAGGCCCCTGTTATATGGATATTGGGCTTTTCAGGTGAGAAGACTAGAGATTTATTGCAAAATCCATTGTTTGGTAGGTTTGTAAACGGATCATTTGAGGGGGGATTAATACCATCGTCAAGGATTGTAGATCATAAAACCATGTCAGGAACTACGGGAGCAATGAGAGAGGTCCGGGTAAAACACTCTACAGGCAAGGTATCCACTGTAAAATTTTGGTCATATTCTCAGGGGCAACATGCCCTAATGGGAGATGTTATTGATTGGTATCACATTGACGAAGAGCCCAAAGATAAAAATATTATTCCACAGGTCCAAACCCGAACAGCTAATGGTGATGGTGGTTTGGGTGGTAGAGGTATTATGACATTTACCCCAGAGAATGGACGAACAGAGGTAGTTGTTAAGTTTATGGACAATCCTACCGAGTATGAGTATATGCAAAGGGCTACTTGGGATGATGCTCCACATTTAACGGATGACATGAAAGAGGCTTTACTATCTATTTACCCAGAATGGCAACGGGATATGAGAACTAAAGGCTTACCGTTAATGGGGGCGGGGCTTATCTTTGATATTGGTGATAATTCAATCAAGTGCAATCCTTTTGAATGCCCTGCTCACTGGTATGTTATCAACGGGATGGATTTTGGATGGGATCATCCACAGGCCCACATTCAGTTATGGTGGGATAAGGATACGGATACTTTCGTATTAGCTAGAGCTTGGAAGAAATCAAAAGCTATTCCTGAAGTTGCTTGGGGAGCAACTAAAGAATGGGCTGCTGGCGTACCTACCGCATGGCCTCATGATGGTTTGCAAACTGAAAAAGGATCAGGCAAAGAGCAAAGGGCTTATTATGAGGAGGCTGGTTGGGAAATGCTGCATGATCACGCGACATGGCCAGATGGGGGAAATGGGGTAGAGGCTGGCATAGTTGAAATTTACCGACTTATGGAGCTTGGAAAGTTTAGAGTATTTGATTATTTGCATGAATGGTTTGCTGAAAAGCTTAATTATCATCGTGACGACAATGGAAAAATCGTTAAAATTCAAGATGATTTGTTGAGTGCTACACGATATGCGTATATGATGCGAAGACATGCAATTATGAAATGTGATATTGATTCAGAAGAAGAACACCAAGATGATTATAGAGAATCTAATTCGGGCGGCTATTAATGGATAAGACAAAATCGTTAACTAAATTTTTAAATGATAATATTTTTAATGATATCGATAAGATAATAGGGCTGTCTGAATTGCGCTCACTTATAAAATGGGTGAACAAAGAATTTCTCAACGGATCGGCTTTGCATATTATTTTAGAAGATGGTAATTACGAGGATGGCCATCTTGAATATTGCAAATCTTCATTATTAGCTGGTGATTATGACAAAGAAAGCAAACTAATTGGGAACGCCCTTACTGAAGATGAAAAGAATAAAATGCTGCGACTGATTGAATTAATGGAGCCGTTAACCGAGCAAGAAAGAGAAATGATTGATTCTGGAAATGTAATTACTGAAGAGTTGTTTGACACTCTCTACAATAAGGTGGTTCAAGCTGCATAATGGCTATTAAAAAACTCCTAAAACTAATCAAGACAGTCAATATAGCTGATACCATCGCTAAAAAGCAGGGCGGTGAGAATGAGCTAATGATGATCGGTCAAGATGTCATAAAGGGATTTGATGTTGATTGGGCTTCAATGGATGAATGGAAAGAGGATATTGATAAAGGTTTAGAGTTAATCAAACCTGCGAAAGGTTCAAGGAGTGAGCCGTGGCAAGGAGCAGCGAATCATAAAACACCATTGCTAATCGAGGCAAGAATTAAATTTGGTGATAGAGCATCGGAAGAGTTGCTTGCTACTAGCAATCTAGTTAAAGCTAAAGTAATAGGAAAAGACCCAGATGATGCCAAAGCTGATAGGGTGGAGCGTGTCGAAACAGTAATGAATTGGCAATTAACTGTAGAAGCTGCAAGTTGGGTAGAAGAGCAAGAAAAGCTACTTTACAACGTAGCAGACCAAGGACATATTTTTAAGAAAACGCTATTTGATGCCTCGCTAGGTCATAATGTATCAGAGGTAATAAGCTATCCTAACTTTGCTATCAATCAAGCAACAAAAACATTAGATAGTGCATTAAGGTTTACTCAAAAAGTATTTAAAACGCCGAATGAGATTGTAGAAATGATCAATTCCGGTATTTGGCGGGATATAGATATAGAGTTTGGGGCTTTGTCCACTTCTAATGACGATAGTATAGAAAAAACAGCATCAGAAGATGATTTAACAGAATTCTTTGAACAGCAAACATTGCTTGATCTTGATGGTGATGGTTATCAAGAGCCCTATATTGTAACTGTACACGCGGCATCTGGCACTGTAATGAGGATTAAATCGCAAATATCATTAGATGGTATATTTGTTCGTGATGATGATGGGGTAACTTTATCAGTCGATAAGCTCATTTTAAAAGATGAGAATGGTGATTTTGTACTTGATGAAAATGAAGAAATACAATTAATTGAACCAGAAAAGAAACGAATCATAGTTAAAATTTCAAGAGATGAGAATCTAGTCAGTTATTCATTCTTAACTAACCCACAATCAGAGTTTTTGAGCGTTGGTTATTTCCATCTTTTAGGCTCTTATGCTCAAGGAATAAATACCACCACAAACCAACTACTTGACGCTGGAACATTAGCAAACTTGCAGACAGGTTGGCTTGCCAAGGGATTTAGAAAAAAAATGGGCGATATGAAGATGGGGCCAGGTACTTGGCATCAAACCAATTTAAGCGCCCAAGAGTTGCAAACTGGGATTTTACCTGTTCCTTTCAAAGAACCTTCGGGAACGCTGTTAAATCTAAATCAAGGTTTAATGAATGAGGCTCAAAGATTATCATCAACTACTGATCTAGGCTCAGTTCTTGGCACTAATACGCCGGCGGCTACTACACTAAGCTTAGTGCATGAACAACAGCAATCGGTTGGGGCTATAATTCTTAGAATGTATCGCTCGATGTGCAAGGAATTTGCCATTTGGTATCGTTTAAATGCAAAATTTATGGACCCAGAGCAATATATGATTTTGGTTGATGACCAAGAAGCAAATCCTTTTGTCGATTTCAATACTCAAGATATGGATATTGTACCGAGCGCAAACCCAAGGAACAGCAGCAAAATACAAAGAATACAAAAGGCCCAAGCAGAATTATCCGTCATGCCTCAAATAGAACAAACCGGAGGCAATGCTAAAGAGGTTGTAGAGTCGTATTTAGAGGCTATTGGTAGTGAGAATTTAGAGCAGATTTATCCAGAGCTTACAGAAGAGCAGCAAGTAGCAGCTCAGAAAGAGCAAGAACGACAAAAACAACTACAAGAAATGCAAGTTGTAGTTCCTTTAGAGGCTCAGGCGGCGCTAGGTCGTGCAGAGGAGCTAAAGGCTAAAGCTAGAGTGCTAGAGGCTCAGGCTAATCTAATGAAGACACAGGCAGAAACAGGGCTGACTATAGCCAAAACAGGAACAGAGAGAGCTAAAACAGAGCTGACTATAGAAAAGGCAGAGACAGAAGCCACTAAGAACGCCACAAGTATTGTGGGAACAGAGTTAGATATAGAGAAAGCAAAGCGCGAGGCTGAGCTAGTAAATATTGACAGAGGTCAAAATAATGGAAATAACCCAGAGCCAAATACAGGAATGGTTTAGTAGTCCCGTATCAAAGTACTATTTCGATACAGTCAAGGACGCAATTGAATCCTACAAATCAAAACCCCGCTACATTCCCCGCGATATCAATGGAAATATTATAACCGCGACCGCTTGCGCGTTAGAAAATGCACATATCCAAGGAGCAATTGAAGCCTTCGAGGAAATTATAAATTTAAAAGGGGAGATGATAGATGAACTTGATACCTAAAGGAGATCACATTTTAGTCAAGCTAGTTGAGGTCGAGGAAAAATCAGCGGGTGGGATTATAATGGGAACTCCTAACGAGTTAAACAGGGAGCAGGCTGGCCAATTTATAGCAAAAGTTGAGGAAATAGGGCCATTTGCATTCTCAGAATGGGAATGGGATGATTTAGACGATACCTTGCAGGCGCGTTGCAATAATTATGGCGTAAATGTTGGTGATACTGTTGTATTTCATAGATATGACGGCTTACAAATAGCTTTAGATGAGTATAAAAATCATAGATTAATACCTAGCAATTGCATCATTGGCAAACTGGAGAAATAAAATGGCAGAAGCAGAGAAAACAGAGGAATTAGGCGGCTTGGGTGAGGGTGAGGCTACCCTACTTGAAAATGATGGTCTTGATAATAATGAAGATTTAGACCTAGGCGACCAAATGCCTGATGTTGAGAGACAAGCTAGGGACCAAGGCTGGCTACCTAAGAATGAATTTAAAGGAAATCCCGACGATCATAAAAGCGCAAAGCATTATGTGGAATGGGGAGATATGAAAGGAAGTATAAAAACAATTAAAAATCAAATGACCCACCAGAAAAAAAGCTATGAAGATCAAATTGTTAATCAAAACATATTGCACAAAGCTGATACAGAAAGGCAGCTTGCAGAGGTTAAAGCTCAATTAGTAACGGCTATTGATGATGGTGATACAACAGCGGCTACAGCTTTGGCAGAAAAACAATCAGAGTTAAACATTCAAAAGAACAAGTTAGAGAATGTTCAAACTGATGCAGGGGCTAATGATGTTGAGATTATGCGATTAGAATGGGAAGCTGAAAACCAATGGTTTTTTGACCAAAATGATCCAAGGGTAGCGGCGGCTCATTCAGCCTATGATTTAGCTATTAGAAAAGGTGGAACTCCAGAAGAAGCCTTTGCAGCGGTCGATGATAGGGTGTCAAAGATGTCGGGCAAGCCTAAGATTAATCAAAACAGATTAAATCCTTCTGATACAGCTACCAGTACAGGGGGCGGGAACCGTGGAACAAAAGCTCGGAAAATAACAATGAATGATGTCACTCCTAAAGAAATGCACATGAGAGCGGCTTTCCCTGATGGAGAGTCAGGAGATAAGGTATTTTTGAAGGCCATTGAAAATAGCAGGAAAGGAGTTTAATTATGAAAAAGACAGTTAAAAATACAGTTAAAAAAGATATTACAAAAAAAACACCAAGCCCAAGCCCAAGGAAGAAGCGTGTTCCTATGAATTCAACGCAAGGAGGGGATACTACTCCAATTGAAGCGCGTGATAAAAACTTTCACTATAGGAAATGTGCGGATTATGGCAAAGGTAAAATCCAACAATACCTTGATGCTGGGTATGAATATGTTTGCCATGAGGGTACTAATGATAAAATAGTATATCCTGGGGGCCATAAACGATGGTTAATGAGAATACCTATGGATCTTTATTTAGAGGATCAGCTTGCAAAACAGCAAAAAGTCATTGATACTAATGCAAAAGCAAGGGCAGAACACGCATCTATTAAAGGTGGTGCTGTACCTGATTATATACCGGGTAAACAGTCGAACGTAATAACAACAGACGGTTTATCATAGTCTAGCCAGCGAGTTAGTCAGAACAAGGGTTTGAATCCTTCGCGCCGATAGTTAGAAAACTGTTTAGGGTGGGAAAATAGAAGCAATAGATTAGCCGTAAAGGTTGATTAAATTGCATTTGTTTTTTTATTTTAAATTATAACTATAGGAGTGTTTATTATGGCTGGCTTACGGCTTACTAAAACACAAGGCGCTTCAGGGTATACAGGAAAGGTACAAACATTTGCCTTCCTAGCTGCTGATGCAAATCAAATGGCTGTTGGTGATGCGGTTATCGTTTCTGGTACTGCTAATGCTGATGGCGTTGCGGCTATAACACGCGCAGCAGGTTCAACGGGAACTGCGGTAACAGGCGTAATTGCTGGTTTTGCTCCCGATCTATCAAACTTAGAGCTTAAAGGTCGGACTGCATCAACAGATCGATTATCACAAGTTCAAGTTGATCCAAATGCACTTTATGAAATTGAAATTGGTTCAGTTTTAGCTGTCACCGATGTAGGTGCAAATTTCTTACTTACTGCAAATGCTCCAACCGTTTCGGGTAATTCTGTTACCTCCGCGATGGTATCAGGTGCGGCAGATGCAGCGGGTCCACTTAGACTGATTGACTTAATACCCCCTACTGATGGCACAGCTTTAGGCGCTGTTGGTAATCTTGGGTTATTTAGCATAATCCGTTCACAACAAACTAACTTAACAGGAGTATAGTCATGACAGTTATAACTACTGGTAATGAAGCGCGTATGCTCCAAGAGGGCTTAAATGCCGTTTGGGGTGATGAGTATGATTCGCACGTAAAGCAATATGATAAAATCTTTGATACATACGACAGTAAAAAAGCTTTTGAGCAAGATCAACAATGGGAAGGCTTCGCGCTTGCCCCGGTCAAGCCAGAAGGTGATTCTATTGCTTATGACACTCAAACAGAGGGTATTTCTCCAAAATATCCTGCGCTTACTTATGGTAAGGGTTTTATTGTTACTGAAGAAGCGAGAGAAGATAATCTTTATGGTGTTTTCAATCGTAAAGCAGGCGCATTAGCTTTTTCAATGAATCAGACTAAAGAGGTTGTAGGTGCTAACGTGCTAAATAACGGCTTTAATCCTGCATTCACTATGCAAGACGGTGATGGACTAGCTTTATTTAGTTTGGTTCATCCGAATGGTCCTACAGATGCAGGTACTTATTCTAACCGTTTGACTGTTGATTCAGACTTAACAGAAACAGCTTTAGAGGATATGTTGATTCAGATTAACGAAGCAACCGATACCCGAGGGCTAAGAATTGCATTGGCTGGAACCCGTTTGGTAGTTCCTCCTTCGTTGATGTTTGAGGCAGAGAGAATTTTAGGCTCTACTTTGCAAAATGATACCGCAAACAATGCAATCAACGCTATGAAGACTATGCAGTCTTTACCCGGCGGTTTTACTACAAATAACTTTTTGACTGATAACGATGGTTGGTATGTAAAAACTAACGCTCGTGAAGGCATGAAGTATTTCACACGTAGAGCGGCTAAGTTTGAGCAAGATATGGATTTCGGAACTTCCAATATGGCATTTAAATCTACTGAGCGTTATAGCTACGGTTGGACAGATGCCCGAGGAATGTACGGGACTCCAGGCGCATAAAAACTGGGGGCTTCGGCCCCCTTTTTCTTTATTTTATAATGTCCTTGGTTGGTCAGTTTCGGTTCGATTCCGTTAGGCATTGGAGCAATATAATGAGAACAACTAAATACCCAAATGGCATAGAGTCCTTTCTTGTTGATAATGATGCAGAGGCTAAAAATTCAGCTTATACAGTAGTTATTACAACTGATTCAGGAAAAACTTTTACAAATGGCGAGACTGATGGAGTAGTTTTTACGCTTCCTGGAATCGAAATTGGAAATACAATCACATTTATCAATACGGCTCCTTATGGCCAAGCAGATTTAACAATAAGCCCTGATGCATCAGATGGGATAACTTACATTAATGATAGTACTGACGATAAAGATTTAATACTAACTAAATCCACCTCAAATACTGGCGATTATGTCACTCTTGCATCTTTGGATGGTGTTGTAGCTTGGCAGGTAGTTGATGTTCGTGGTGTTTGGACTAAAGAACCGTAAGGAGAGTATTAAATGGCAACTCCAGTAAATGTTGATTTTGATCTAGCAAATGCAGGGACAAAAACTATAATCTTAAATAGGTGGGGTTATCCTTCTTATTCTGCCCAAGTAAGCGCGGGAAGTGCTTTGGTTGAGGGTACACTTCAACGAGAGAACAGAGGTGAGACTCCAGTTTGGTTTACTTTAGACGATACAGCCGGAACTGCATTAACAGCAGTAACGAGCGGTATAGTCGATATTCAAAACAGCCCCTTAGAGGCAATCCGCATTACTGCAACAGGCGCTACAGTTGGCCGAGTTATGCAAACTGGCGGTTAAAATAGGGGTCAATAATGACTGATATAAATGGCGATCCTTATACGGTATTAACTAATTTATCAGTTGATAGATTATTGGTTAATGGCTCACCGGTAGCGGGAGGAGCGGCGGCGGGTCCAAATGATTCGGTACAATTTAACTTAAGTGGAAATTTCACTGGTGACGCTTCTTTTAAGTGGGATAATACTGGTAAAGTTTTATCAGTAATTGGATCCATTACAGCCACATCAATTAACGGAATATCTTTAACAACTGGCGGCTCTGTAGATGATTCGCTTAGAGGCGATGGCACATATCAAACAATCACAGCAGGAGCCGATACACAGCTACAATTTAACAACTCTGGCTCTTTGGCAGGTTCGGCCAATCTCACTTGGGACGGGCTTGTATTAGCTGTGACGGGTGGAATTACAGCCACTACATTCAATAGTATAGCTTTGACAAATGGTGGTGCAGGAAATAACTATTTAGATGATTCTGGTTCTTATTCTCCGGCCACTGCTGGTCCTGCTGGTGCAAATACTCAAGTACAATATAATGATGCTGGAACATTAGGAGCAGATGCCAATTTTACTTGGGATGGTTTTACGCTTTCAATAACAGGAGCGGTGATAGGTACAACATTTAACAGTGTTGCTTTAACCAATGGCGGGAGCGTTGTTAATTTGCTTAGAGAGGATGGTACATATAATCCTTTGGCGTGGGGAGAGATTTCAGGAACATTATCTAATCAAATTGATTTACAGGTTGAGCTAGATGCTAAAAAGAATGATTTTGCAGAAAATACAGCATTTAATAAGAACTTTGGCACTAGCGCGGGAACGGTTTTAGAGGGAAATACTGTTTTAGGTGGGGCTGTTGATAGCGTTACGGGTGATGGTGTTGGTGGTACTGCTGTTAATCCGGTGATGAGCTTTCCTGTTCCCAGTGATATCGGCTTGGGCAATGTTGACAATACAAGTGATGCAAATAAACCAGTAAGCACAGCCCAGCAAACCGCTTTAAATCTAAAGCTGAATTTATCAGGCGGCGCAATGACTGGCCCAGTTACAAGCGTTAGCAGTTGGACAGGAACATCTTTTAATGGTGTAGCTTTAACAACTGGAGGTTCAGCCACTAATTTTCTCGATGAGCAAGGAAACTACAATCCGGTATCAACATCTTCGGCATGGGGATCAATTACAGGGACTTTATCTAGTCAAACCGATTTACAAACAGCATTAGATGCAAAGTTAAATTTGAGTGGGGGCGCGATCACCGGACCTGTAACAAGTATCAGCACTTGGACAGGAACAAGTTTTAACAGCGTTGCTTTAACAACTGGAGCGGGGGCAGCAAACGCATTAACGGGAGCAGGAACTTATGTAGCTTTTGTATCTAGTGTTTCGGAAGGTGAAAATATATCAGTCGATAACACCAATCCAAGCAATCCAATAATTAATCAGATTCTACCAAAAGTTTTAAGTGATAACGCTATTGATGTTAATACAACAACAAGTTTTTCAGACAAAATAAATGATACTTTTGTGGGAAATAAAGCGGGTGATTATCGAATACATTTTGAAACAAACCAATCCTACGATTCCACAAACTCAAGTATTATATTTAGAGCGGAGATAGATGGAACCCTTCAAGGTACAAGCAATGAAGTTTTTAGAATGGAGCCGCAGGATTCAGGAGGCAATGACGGGGACGGAAGAGGGACAAGTCAAAAACATATATTCAAGCAATCATATCCTTTCACCCTTGCCGCTGACGGTGATATAGACGTTGTTTTTTCTTTTGCGGCTAGTTCTGGTGGAGTTGAAGCGGCTATGTGGAACACATCAATAACGCTGGAGAAAGTAGAAAATGTTTAAATACCCTTTTACATATTCCAATCATTTTTCAAACGGCATTAATTATAATGCGCTGCAACAAGATATTGATGAATCGCCTTTAGATTGCCAAGGGTTTCATTTTAAAAAAAGCGCGGATTCTATTTGTTTTTTATTCCCGAATGAAACTGTTTTTTCTCAAGCTATAAATGATTCTTTAGAAGAGTTAATGAATGTACATATAGGCAGCCCTTACTATATTAAAGTTGCCAAAAAAGATAAGAAACAAGAACTTAATGACTACAGGGATTCGATTCTTGTATCTGGTCTTCCTTATAATTCACCGCCTCTACCATCGGAGCTATATTATCAAGCCGATAGAGAAACAAGAACCGATTTGGGAACTGTTATATCAAACGGAAAAGATGTGGAGGAAATTAACGGTCCCGGTAGTTTTACTCATGAGTGGTGGTCAGTAGATAATATTGAACATAATTTTACTTTGAGCCAATTAAAAGGACTTAGGCTTACATTATCTGAGCCTGTAAGGAATATTTACAAAACTTGTAGATATCATAAGGATATGGTTTCTCTTTTAGAAGATGCGGAATCTATTAATAATTATGACTATTCGGGAGAATGGACAAATGCGCTACCATAATAAAAATGGTGAATTCTAATGTATCGCCGCGAAAGCTTCTGTGGTCCCGCAGGGGATGGAGTTATATCACAGTTTTTTTCGTGGATGATGGGAAAAGTTTTAAAATGGATGGGGCTAAATTTTGAAAAGTCTTGTCAAAACCATGATATCGATTGGGATAATGGCCCCAATACTAAAGATGATATAAAGTTTGCTTTGAGTGTTTATGAAGAAGCAAAAGAACAACAGGGATCGAGTGTTGCATGGATAGCATCAATTTTTGGCTTTTTGCTGGTTCGTTCAACAGCAATTGTTTATAAATTAATAGGTTAATAGAATGTTAGATTTAGAAGAAAACGAAAAACAAACGATCATAAACTTATTAAATGAGGCATCTAAAACTATAGGTGTTGATAATGAAGAAGCATTTATACATATTTGCAATATTGTAAGGAAAATAAAAACTTCTTCTGATGAGGTATAAATTATGACTGCTGGATTATTAAAACCACAGCCTGGACTACATCAATTAATTGATGATGTTGGAGGTCGTAAAATACGATCAGATAAGGTTAGGATTACTTGGGATGGGATTGTAACTGATAATTTGGATTGGGACCCTAAACATCCACAGTTAGAGCTAAGGGCTCGATCTGAGAGGATTGGCGTAAAGCCTACAAGAGTAAGGCCCAAAGTTAAATTTGTTACTTCAGTAGACCCTAATAGTTTAAACGGAAAAATATAATGGCTACAAGCGGCTCTATAGATTTCAATATTACAGCGGATAAAATAATTCGTAAGGCTTTAGCTCTGATTGCAGAACGAGCGGCAGAAATACCTCTGACAAACAACGAGATATCAGACGGGTTAGAATCGCTTAATATAATGGTTAAAAATTGGCAATCTCAAGGGCTGCATTTATGGAAAAGAGCAGAGGGGGTGTTATTTTTAGATGCCGGCATTTCTTCATATTTGTTAGGACCAGATGGAGCGGAGGCTACTTTAGAAGACGATTTTATTAACACTGAATTAAATTCATTGGCAATAGCAACGGATACTGTTTTAGTGGTTGCGAATACAGCTAACATGACAGCGGGTGATTTTATAGGGATTGAGCTGGATGATGGGACAAGACAATGGACAACTATAGTAACTGTTGATTCACCTACTGGATTAACTATTACAGACCCATTAACAGATTCGGCGGCAATTGATAATAGTATATTTACATATACAACTATTTTAGAAAGACCCCTAAGAATAGAGGATGCAAGGCGAACAAGATTAGATTCTAATACTGAGGTTCCATTAAACAAATGGGCAAGGCAAGAATATTTTGCTCAAACAAATAAAACATCTCAAGGAACGCCGACTAACTTTTATTATCAGCCAACATTAGAAAATGGCCAAATTTACATATGGCAGACATCCGATAGTGTGAGGCAGGTTTTAAAGTTCACATTTCAGCAAACTATAGAGGATTTTGATACGACATCAAATACCCCTGATTTCCCTATTGAATGGGCTCAACCTTTGATATGGGGTTTGGCTTCAATGATTGGGCCAGAATATGACGCGCCATTGGATAAGTTAGATAGAATAGATGTTAAGGCGGCTAAATTTTTAGAAGATATATTAGGTTGGGATGAAGAGATAACAAGTTTAAATATACAGCCAAATTTTAGAGGCTCTTAATGGCTAGAATATCGGTAGATATAGCAAATGGATGGTATGAATCATTTTCTCCACAGTTGGCAGATTTAGTTTGTGTTAATTTGCGTCCTGTAGTGCCTGAATCTCCAGCTTATAGCCCTACAGCATTGCGTTCAACGGATGGAATAAGAGAGGAAGTTGACACTTTATTAGATACTAGTAGAGGCGCTATAGAGGCCCAAGGCTTGCCATATTTCGTGCAAGAAAATTCATTTATTAGCGTTGATTCATTGGGAATTGTTACTAATTATGGAACTATTACAGGCAGCGGTCGGGTTAAGATGGCAGCAAGTAGAACTATCATATGGATAGTTGTTCCAGATGGTAATTCTTATTATTTTGATATATCTACTAGCACACTAAATTTAAACTTAGACCCTAATTTTTTAGGCCCTGCAATTGATGTTAAATTTAAAGATAGTTTCTTTGTATTTTGCACTGAAAGCATAATTTTTAATGCAAATTTAGATGGTATAACTTTTACACCGACCGATTTTGGAACTGCAGAAGTAGACCCAGATATAATAAATGCATTAGAGGTTAGTAATGGGCAGCTATATGCTTTAGGAACTGAGACAATTCAACCTTATCAAACTGTTGGCGGTTCAGGATTCCCATTTGCTACCATCCCCACAGGAACGGTTGAGAGAGGGTTGGCGGCTCGGTTTGGAGTTGTCAAAGCTAATAATACTTTTTATTTTATGGGTGGTGGCGATCAACAAGAGGTGTCTATTTGGCAATTTACTGGAAATGGAGCAATTAAGGTTTCTACGCCAGCAATTGATCATTTTATGCAAGATTTGGGAGATACAGAAATAAAAGGAGTATTTGCTTGGAGCTATCAAACTGAGGGCGAGGAGTATGTAGGCTTTACATTTTCAAATAGAACCTTTGTATATCAAGTAACGGCTTCACAAAGAAAAGGGAGGTCTATCTGGCATGAGAGGCAAACAGAAGGAACAAGATGGAGAGCTAATACAGTTGTCAGAGCGTTCAATCAAATATATGTAGGAGATGAGCGAACAGGAAAAATAGGAATTATAGACCCAAATATATATACAGAGTATGGCGACACATTGACAAGAGAGTTTACAACACAGCCCTTCAATTTTGAAGGCGCGCCAGTTTTTGTAAATGAATATGAAATGGTTATGGCTTCGGGTGTTGGTAATGCTTTAAGCACTAATCCAGTAGTTCAGCATTCATATTCAGGAAACGGTTTAAATTTCACGCCAACTCTACCTAGAGAAATGGGTGAGGTTGGTAATTATGGCCGGAGAATAGTATGGCAAAGAATGGGCAAAATCGAGAGGAACAGAGTTTTAAAGTTCCAAACACATGAGCCCGTTGAGACAACATTCTTTAGATTAGAGGCTAAGGTTAAAAATGCCTCTTAATTTCATGCAGCGTGGAGAGCGTTGGCTAAAAGAAGATGGGACACCAACAGACAGATTTGCCGAATTAATAGAAGAATTAATAAGGGAAGTGGGAAGCATGACAACTAATGCAAAACTAATAGCGATAAGGCCAGTTGATGCCGCTATTACAAAAGTTTATACATCACCAACATCTCAAGAGGGGGGTAGGGGAACAATTATAACGCAATTTAGTGCAACTGATCCCTTGGGCGCTGAAGTATATGACGTTTATATAGGTTCGGTCGCTGATAGCACAACTAAAGTAATAGAAGGCGAAACAGCCCCAGCTAATGGTATAGCGCCAAGCTCACTAATAAATCAATTAGTTATGCCAGGTGATTCTATATTTGTGCAGGCTGGAGCAGGTAACACCATAGTTTTTTATGCATCGGGAACTGAGAGAAGATGAATTTAGAAATCACTAGAGATTCAGAGATCATCAAAAAAGTTATGACTGATAGTGATATTTGGTCAAAAATCAGTATTGATAATGTAGAAAAGTCTGATTTTAATCCTGAAATACCTGCAAATATCATATTTTTAGCGGCATTTGTTAGTGATGTGATAGGATTGCATATGTTCACAAGTTATAAAAATGGTGTTCTTTATCACCCTATGTTATTAAAACCTTACAGAAAAGATTATGGAAGGGAGTTTTTCAGTAATGGTATTAAGTGGTTTTTCGACAATACAGATAATGATTCTTTAGGAGCTGAAATACCTATAAGCCATAAATCAACTATTAATTTAGCAAAACATCTTAATTTTAAAGATTTAGGTATTAGAAAGAATGGGATTTTAAAGAATGGCAATTATTTAGATTTGCAAATTTTGAGGTTAGAAAAATGGGCGGCATAGCAGATATTTTTACAGGTGGTCCCGATATCCCTAGTTTAGGTCCAGCTAGGCAAGTTGAGTTACAAGAGTTTGGCGGTCAAATAGCGCCTACTGCAATTCCTGAAAGTTTTGGTGGTCAAGGTATTGCAACGGCTATAGGAGAAGGGGCTCAACTTCAAGGGCAAGCTTTACAAGATGCAATAGCTCAACAGCAGGCAGGATTTCAAGGGGCTCAAGACATATTTGGCCAGACACAGGCCCAGTTTGATCCTTTTATTTCTGGTGGTACATCGGCATTTCAAGAGCAAGCGGCTTTAAGTGGGGCTTTAGGTCCACAGGCCCAGCAACAAGCCGTTTCTAATATTCAGGTTTCCCCCGGACAGCAATTTTTAAGAGATCGAGCCCAAAAAGCTCTACAAAGAACCGCAGCGGCGCGGGGTGATTTGGGTGGAGGTCGAACGGCTCTAGGATTGCAGGAGCAGGCTATTGGTTTTGGGATGCAAGATTTAGAGAATCAATTTAATAGATTGGGGCAAGTATCTCAAGCTGGGCAGAACTTTCTAGGTCAACAGGCAGGATTAGGACAGAACTTAGCTCAACAAGGGCTAGGGGTTTCTTCTAATATTGCCAATGCACTAGCACAGCAAGGACAAGTAGGCTCAGAGGCGCTTACAGGGGCCGCAGGCGCATTAAGTCAGGAGCAGTTACAGCAATTTGCAGCCCTTCAAAATCAACATACACAACAAGCACAGCAACAAGCGTTTGAGAATCAATTCAATTTAGGACAGCAGGGGATTGATTTGCAGAATGTTGGAAATCAAATGGATGTTGATAGAGCTAATTTTGCTATTGCCCAACAAAATGCAGCAAACGCTCAAGCAGGTTTAGGCAATGTCATAGGCTTAGGTGGAACGGCTCTAGGTTTTGCAATGGGAGGCCCATTAGGAGCGGCGGCTGCGAGTGGTGTACCATCGGGCTTAGGTGTTGGAGTTGGCCCTAATCTATTTCAACCACCATCTAACCCGTTTGCAGGAGTTGGCTCTAATCTATTTCAACCACCATCTAACCCGTTTGCAATTAATCCACAAGCAAACACAAATTAAAGTTTTGCATAGAGGTTTATCATGGTAGCAAGTTTAACAGGTGAATTGGGAGCGGGGCTTAGATTAGGTCAGGGCTTAGGTCAAATGGCATCTCAAAGGCAGCAGCAAAGGCTAGGCGCTCAACAGCAAGAGCTATTAGGAGGACTGCGTAGGCAGTCTTTAGGATTGGGTGGTGCTACACCTCAACAACAACAACAAGCATCACTTGAATTATTATCTGCTGATCCAGTAGGTTCTAAAAAATTCTTTGATAGCTTTAGCTCATTAACTACCCGAGATCAGGAATTAACCAAAGAGAGAAACAGTAAAATAGGTTTAGCAGGTTCTAATTTGTTGCAATTTGATGATAGCCAGTTAAATGCAGCTACTTTACAGGCGGCTAGAGCCTTTGCTAATTCAGGTGATGAAGATTCTGCTAATAGGGCCTTGCAGCTCTCTCAATTACCACCAGAAGAGCTTAGGCCGAGATTAGAGGCTTTAACTACTCAATCTCGTGATATCGAGCAAGTTATTGCTAGTGGTGAGAAGAAAGCTAAATCACTGGTTGATCAAAGCCAAAAAGAATTAGATAACGACATTAAGAAGTCTAAAGATGATTTCGATAAAATTGATAAGTTAAGAAAGGGAGTACTTTCAATAAGTAAGGAGTTTACTAAAGTTAGAGATGCTAACAACAGAATCGAGGCTATTTTTGATACAAATAAAAATCCTAAAATATCTGCTGATTTTGCTGCATTAGCTAGGTCTAATCCTAACGCTATTAAGGACTTAACCGATAGCACAGAGGCTTTTGGTGATATGGCTCTGATATTTAACTTTATGAAGATGCTTGATCCAGGTTCAACAGTTCGAGAGGGTGAATTTGCGACTGCTGCCAATACTGGTGGTGCTGATGAGAAGCTTATTAACTTTTATAATAACGCCTTGAAAGGTACTCGATTAACCGAAGCTCAAAGGGCTGGTCTAAGGTCTCAGGCTACTGGTTTATTCGGTAAAGCTAAAACTCAAAATGATAAAGATTTGAAAAGGTTTAGAAATAGCGCTGAAGCTTTTGGGCTTCCACAAGATCAGATATTCGAGACAGTTGATGATCTTTCTAGTGTATCTGAAGAAGAATTAATTAAAGCGGCTCAAGGTGGTTAATCATGGCTAATGGTATATCCCCAGAAGCGGCACGAGCTGAATTAGCTAGAAGAAAGGGTATAAACCCTGATGCTGCTCGTGCTGAGTTGGAAAGAAGAGGTATTGCTATTCCAGACGCTGCTCCTGTTGTTGCTCCTGCTCCACAACCAGAGGCTGGTTTTTTTGAATCACTTCAAGAAAGCGTCACTGGCTCCCAAAGGCAAGCGGCACTTCCTGAAGATGTTCAACAATTACCAGAACTAGGTAGCTTAACAAGCCCTGTTTCCACTGGTGAGTTTGGTAGTGATATTCAAATTGCTGCTGGACTTTTAACAAGTTTCGACCCTAAAGCAAGAATGGATATTATCCGTGATGCTGTTCCCGGTGTTGAGTTTGAGCAGGTAAATGATACTACTGTCGTTAAACTTCCTAATGGCCAGCAAGCGGTTTTAAATGCCCCCGGCTTAAGTCAATCAGATATTGTTAGCGGTATTGCTCAGGTTTTAGCATTTAGCCCAGCTGGAAGGATAGGAGCTTTAGGTAGAAATTTAGCACAAAGAGTAGGTTTAGGCGCTGTTACTTCTGGAGCTACAGAGGCTGCCTTGCAAGGAGCTTCTAAAGCATTAGGTAGCGAACAAGAAATTGATAAAGTCCAGATTGCCACGGCTGCTGGATTAGGACCTGTGGCAGAATTAGGGACAGCTGCCGTTACTGGTGGTAAACGATTGGTAGAAGCTTCAAAACAAGCGATCCCTGAACAGGTTGCTAATGCTTTGGATAAAGGGCTTGTATTTACTTCTGATTTATTTGAGCCTGATAGCTTTCTTGGTGCTAATTTACAGAGATTGGCTGAAAAAATACCTGTTATTGGGACAGGGCCTATTAGAAGCATTCAACAGAATGAAAGGGTGCAAGCTGTAAGAGATTTGGCTGGTGAGTTTGATGTTGATATTGACTCATCATTTGAAGAAGACATTATATCATCTGCGACTAAGGTATTTGAAGGCGCTCAAAAAAGGGCTAAAACCTTTAGAAAAGATGCTGTTAAAGAGCTTGTTAAGGGTGGGGAAGTTGATGTTAATAACGCCAAAGCGGTTGTTGCTGATGAGATAGCCAAGCAAAAAGGTTTAGGTGATAGAGCAAGTCAACCTTTGATTAAATCTCTAGAATCGATTGAGAAAGAATTATCTGGTGATTTTAAGCGTATTGGTGATATTAGAACGACTATTCACAATGAGATTTCTGATATAAACAAGCCTAATAATGTGCTTCCATCGTCTGCGGAAGCCATATTGAATAATGTTAGAAGTGCTATTACTTCTGATATGAAAAGCTTTGCTGGTGATTTTTCTAAACAAGCCAGAGAAGAGGGTGATAAATTAGGTGCCAAGGCACTATCTAAATGGAATGCATCAAACCGTATTTTTGCAGATGGTTTTCAAAAGGCCAAAGATACCCAGCTTAAAAAGGTTCTATCTAAAGGTGAAGCAACTCCCGAGGTTGTTTTGACGACTATTCGTGGTGGTAAGGTTTCGGACCTTAACCGACTTAACACGAATCTAGATGCTGGCGGCAAACAAGCGGTTAGGCAAACTATTATTCGTGATGCCCTCGATAAAGCCACAAAAGGTGGTGTGGAGGAAGTAAATCCTACTATATTCATCAATGAGCTAAACCGTAAAAATAACAGGAAAGCCACTAAGGTATTCTTTAAGGGCAATGCCGGGAAAGAGCTTGAAGGTTTAAAATTGTTTTTGAACTCAACTAAAAGAGCTCAACAGGCTGGTACATTAACGCCAACAGGTCAAGAATTATTGGCTCCTGCTACTGGTATTTTGCTGGGTGTTTCTGCTCCAGTTTCGGCTCCAGTTTTGGGTACCATAGCGGGTGGTGCAAGAATATTTGAAAGCCCGACAGTTAGAGATTTAATGATTAAATTAGGGCAGACTAGTTCTAAAGAAGGTAAAGAGAAATTGATTAGAAAGCTTCAGCCTTTGATTTTAGAGGAATCACGACGACTTAATGCAGAGGATAAATAGTAATAATCTTGGGCAATGCAGGCCATACAAAGCACCCAAAAAGCTAGCATCATGTAGAAGTTTTCATGGTAAAAGGCCACAGCTAGACAGAATAGAGTTGAGAGTATTATTGAGTTGAATATTTTATCCATTAACGAAGTATAACCATAAAATAGAGTAAGTAAAATGGCAGGAAAATACACAGATACACATCCACAATTTACCGTCTTTGTAAATGGTAGTTTTGCGCCAGCCGCAGATGGTGAGGTCGAGTTTTTCACGGTTGGGAATACTGGTATTGGTAATAGGAAGGATACTTATTCTGATCCAGCATTAACCATTCCAAACCCTAATCCAGTTCCTTTAGATGGTTTTGGTCGGAGTATCAACCCTATATTTCTTTTAGGCAGTTATAATACAGTAATTCGTGATTCTGAAGGAAATCAGTTAGATGAGGTTGATAATGTGTCTGGCCCGACTGATGCAGAGGGAGTTCCTTCTCAGGTTGTAGATTTAGCGGCTGATTTAAAGCCAATAGATACTACAGATTTCCAATCGGTTTATGTTTTAGGTACAACAGTAATAGGTGATGGTGGTCAGGGGCATTTCTATTTTAGTTCAACTTCAACAGAATCAGATAATGGAGTTGATATTATAGAGCCTGATGTAGGTGGTGGACGCTGGCTTTTACAAAATAATGCTCATAATTCAATTTATAGCCAAGATGCATCGGGAACAACAGATGTATTTACAATAGCACCTACGCCGGGAGTAATCGATTTAGATGGATCAAGGGTTTATTTTGTGCGGAGCTTAGGGCCAAATACTTTAAGCTCTCCGACTTTCCAAGTAGGAACATCGGCTGCTAAAAACTTAAGAAGGCATGATGTTGCAGTACTTCAGATTGGGGATACTGGTCCGTCAGGTTATGAGATGATTTTAAAACTAAGGACTAACGAATCGGCTTATACCTTTTTAAATCCTTACATTAATATTGATGGCCAATTTCTAGTAAATTCAATTAATGCTGATAAGTTGGTAAATCAGACCGTTGATACATTACAATTAACAAATGGAGCGGCCACAAATTTAAAATTAGATAATATGGGCGCATCTACAGTTAAAGCAAATTTATCAGGAGGCTCAGCCGTACCTAGCGATGAACCTTTAACAACTTTCAAATCTGCGTTAAATATAACAGCCGGGGATGTTTCTGGACTTGGCCCCTTTGCCCCATCAACTAAAACTACTATTGTAAATACAGACCTTGTTAATAATAATATTAATTATGAAAAATTAGTTAATCTTACTGGACCGGGGGTGTTAGGTAGAAATTCTGCTGGGTCCGTTACAGAGCTTCTGCTTCAGACAAACATGGTTAATAGTGATGCTATAACTTATGACAAGATTCAAAATGTAGTTAATGATCAAAGGATTTTAGGAAATGTAGCTGGAGCAGGTGGTATTGTTAGTGAATTGACTCTTCAGAATATATTAACTTTTCTTGGTGTTTCTGGATCAGTAGCAGCGGAGTCTATAAATATTGTTATACCAATAACGGATTCAGTTAGTATTAGGATATCGGGAGGTCATCAAGATATCAATTTAACTGACACTGTAAATTTCCCAACAACTTTCGGGGCTGTACCTATAGTGATGTTTCAATTATTAGGCTCTGGCGATAACATTATGACGGACACAGTGACTACTACAGGTTTTGGAACTGCAAGCGCAAGCGTATCTCTTAGACCAATTTATTATTTAGCAATTGGCTTGGCTTAATAATTATAAATAATTTAGATTCTTAGGAGTATTAAAATGGCACGATCAAATTACACAAAATTATATGTTGGAGAAGATTATAATTCTGCTCCTGAAACTGAATCAGATATTGAGTGTAAAGTTTTTAGAAATACGCCTATAACTACGGTTCAGAGAGATGCTTTAACGGCTGAAGCTGGCATGGAAATATATAATTCAGATTCTAATCAATTTGAATTTTATAATGGTACTGTTTGGGGGGCTTCTTAATGCCTAGGACTAACTTTACAAAGCTTGGGATAGTAGGAACAAATGAAACAAGTTCAGATATTGAGCTAATCGTTAAGCAATATCAGCCCATACCCGAGACAGAGAGAGATTCTTTATCTGCTGTTGATGGTATGAAAATATACAATTCAGATACAAATACCCTGCAAGGTTATATTAATGGCTCTTGGGATGCCGCTATTCTATGCACAATGCTAGACTTGGCGAACGCTGGGCCACCTCCAACCAATGCAACTGTGGTCTATGACCCTGCGCCGAATACGAATAGAATGTCAATCACACGCATAGCAGCGGGAGGGGCTTCTTCTGCTTTTGGTGCGGATGTTGTAAATACGTTTGATCTTACTGGCTCGGTTCCTGTTGTTTTCTCTGTTAGTTGTCCTATGCCTAGTGTCTTAAATGATGGTGGTGCTTGCGGTTTAGCTATATTTGATTCAGTTGGGTTCACTGTGATCCAAGGTATTTCTTTCCATTTTGGCACAGGTTCAAATGGTCAGTTTAAAGACCCTAACGGAACGCCCATAAGTGCTGCTAATATAGCTTATCCAACGACCCCTAAATACAAACTTCAAATTGAAGTACACGAAGACGGAAGCGCAACATACTCTGATAACAACGGGCAATCAGGGTCACTCAGTAGTTCCGGCTCATTTACAGGTATAACATCAGCCCTAAGTACGTTTGGTGATGCCCCTGCTACGGCTGGAGGTTCAGTAGAACTTACATTAAATGGCGGCTCTGAGGCAATGCCTTTGCCGCTGACAGACCCTACCGCAGAAACTTGGTGTAATTTAACGCCAGTGGTTCAAGTACCTGAATATAAATTATTTGAAGTAAACCCGCCAGATTTAACGGTTTCATTAAGCAATTCAGATCGAACAATAAATGTTGTTAGTGACAATATCAACGATTCTGATTATTTTTATTCTGCTGGTTGGCCCGTTTCGCTTATACCCATCACACAAGAAAACCCAAACGGCAATACTTTTGAATTTGAAGTAAATCAAAACACTACGAGCATAGGTTCTTTGTTGTTATTAGTAACATCTCAAACTGTATTAAGTACTCAACACATCATGGCATTTTCTGATACATCAAACGATAAATACCACATGAGCATAGATGGCGGTTTATTAATGACTACGCCTATAGCAGCGGGGGACGTGGTTGCTATGCAAGTTTTTGATAACGGCGCGGCGGCTTCAGATATCGGCTTTGTGTTTGCCCCTTCTGGCGGCACTCCTTTTGTGCTTGATACCTTTAGCGCAAGAGCTATTGATAAATTTACATTCGCTGCTGCAAGAACAGGGGGTTTTCCGGAGGCAATATCTAATGATCTGAGCATGACTTTCAATGGCAAAGAAGCTGATTACAGTTTTTCTAATTATCGGTCCGGCTCTGTAGATTACGAAGGCGACCCAATGCCAAGCAAAGTTTCACCATATACGAGAGTAGCAACTTGGTATGATCTTACATTTAATGTAAATCACAACACAGCGGGAATGACCGCAATAGTCAGCGGAGGTGGAAAAACATTAACATGCACTAGCTCAACTGCTGTTATGATTCAGGCTAGAGCTACATGCTCATCAGGAATTAAACCTAATACTGGTGTGGTTGCTGCTATGATGGGTATAACAACAGCCGATGCGTCAGGAACAGCACCAGAATTTAAGCTGACTGGGCTAGGTAATTCAACAATAGAAGTAGGTCATATAAGAATAGTCAGTGACGGTACAGATATAATACTAAGCATAAGAATACATAACACAACGACTGACACAGTTATAGCCTCTTCTACATCATTCAGTAGCGGTGATGTCGTGAGTCTTGAGCTTGATACCGTTGCACTTACTGCAAAAGGAATATATTTTGATGGTGTAACTGTCCATTCTACTGCTGCGGTCAGTTATGACGGGACTGGCGGCGAAGCTAAGACACTTTATCTACCCGCCGGAGGGGTAGAAGACTTACAGATAGGTGAGTTTTGTGTATTAGAAAATCAAAACTTAAACACAGATATGAACGCGACAGTTAAAGCAGCACTAACAGCCGGAGCTGTTGATATTTTAGGAAACACCATATGATTTTAATTATAAAAAAAACTAAAGAATACCCTTTAGAAATCGCTATACCTATACTTGAAGAGGATGGAAGACCAAAAGATAACTCTTTGGCCATACGAGTTTTTGACGATCCAGAAAATTACAAAGACAAATATGAGATATTATGAGTTTTGATGCTTTAAATGAGCTAATAGCCCCTTTAATAGCCTTTGTCGCTTCAATGACTGCCTTGGGTGGTGTTGTGGCGTATTTAAAGAAAAACATGAATCAAGGTATGGCTACAAAAACGGAGCTGTCAGAGGGGTTAGAGAGCGTTAAAAAGTCTAATCAGAATTATACAGATATTAAGCTTGAAGACTTGGATAAAGATCTGGATGAAAAAGATTCATCAAATAAAAAATGGCTTGGTACTATTCAAGATAAGCTGGAAACGGCGAAAGAAGATATCAAGGGTTTAGAAACGGCTATCGATTTTTTAAAAAAATAGGTTTTATATGGACATCACAGGAAAAAGAAAAATCATAATGATGGGTATATCATATTCTTGCGTTTCTATATTGACGCTTGCTTATATATTTGTGATGGCTCATCTAAAATTAGAGCCCTCATCTACTGTTTTGATGGTTATTTTCGGCATTCTTGGCGGTGGTCATATGACAGCAAACCAGGCGAACAGCCACGAACATAAGAAAAATGTTTAATCAATACAAGATATATATATTGCTTGGTGCATTTGCGGCATCAAACTTATTTACAGCTTGGGCAACGTATCAAGTACAATCAGGGAAAAACGCTAAAAAGGAAATTCAAGTAATAATTGAAAAGGTTGATAATCACAATGAGGATATCATCACACTGGCGAAACATTCAGAAACAATTGCAAAAATGGAGAGAGAGTTTGAGCGGTCGATTCGCGCTATTCCTCGGGTTAATACTATTAATAATTGCTCTGTTGATGAATTCAAGCGGGTGTACAACGAAGCCAACCGAGCTGCTAATTCAATGTCTATCAAGGACTGAGGGGCGTGTGTGTAAGGATTTAGTTGATTGGACGGATGATGGAAGTGCATTTATTGAAAATGCTTCTAGTTATTATGAGTGTAAATCTTTGCTTTTGATGGCTCAAGAAGACATTAAGCAATGCAATGATTAGCCTTTTAGCTTTTCTCTAATAAGTATCAATGTATATATTCCGGCTAATGTAGAGACAATTAGCGGCATAAATACATGCAGAGAGGTATAATCAACGGCGCAACTTTGAGATGTAACGTAAATGGCTGAGGCTGGTCCCGATCCTACAGCCAAACCTTTAAGGGTCGCTGTCCCTTCGATTGCGTTTTGATGGTCCATGTTTAAAAAACCCTCTGTAGATGTGGATAGTTATTGAAGCGAATAAATAAATGCCTAGAGAGATATTCCCTAATTCGCTTAAAATTATCTGTGACATATCCATCAAGCAACCTTGTAGGCATTGCTAACAGTACGGTTATCTCAGCTATCGTTGTGAGATATGTTGCACGTTCGTATAAATCAAAGCCTGAATCAATTTCTAAATAACTAAAATTGATCATACCTAAGATGTTGATAAATATACATGATGTCATAATGCCACATATTACCATAGACCAATTCCTTTGTGAATTTTGCAAGCAAACAAGGATTATTATGGCGGGGGGAATAATTGCCATAAGGTAGAAGTTTATTCCTTGAAAATCAGTAAAACAGTTGAGTAAATTCACCCAAAAAAAGAGGGAGGCTATATCTGCCTTTCTTTCATCGTTAGAGTTGATAATAAAAAGAATAAAAAAAATAGAGGCAAATAAGAGCATTATTTCCTTTTTGACTTGCTAGATTTAGCGGTTTTTTTAGTTTTCTTGCTCTTTCTTGGTGCTTTCTTGCCATTATTCATTGACATTTAACATCTCCTTATGATTGATTTATATAATTGTAACAATAATAAATATAATATTATATATTTAATCGACCACCTCTTTTGTTTTTTTTGTTTTATAAAAAATCAAGAGCATAACTAGCATAAAGAGCTTCATCAAGAGCATTACGAGCATCAAGAACTTTATCACAAGCTTCATCAAGAGCATGATCAGCTTTATCATAATCAGCACGAGCTTTATCACGAGCATCAAGAGCATCATTAGCTTTATCACGAGTTTTATTAAGAGTATCGTGAAGTTTTTCTATTTCTGTCTGCATAATTAATTCTCCTTATCTATGTTTTGCATTACATCCAGCATTCTTATGTGATCGTAAGGCGAATCAAGCGCATCACACAAAGCCTCTTCTAGCCGTATAATTGAGTCAGTGTCGGTGGTTGCAAAGCTGCCATCTTCAGTACAAACATCACCAGCTCTATACTCGCAAACTAATACAGCCTGTTTTAAAACCTCTTTTACTTTTTTCTGTAACTGCTCTAACTCTTTTTTAGGAGTATACATTTCTCCATTGTGGTATATATCAACCATAATCATTCACCTTATTTGTTAAGCGCTCAATCTATCCATGAATTTTGTAGAACCTTAAACCCACCAAAATAGCCTTTAGCTTTTTCAATGTCGTTTTCGTCTAGCGCCTGCTCAATCAGCTCAAGCCTAAAAATCTCGTGATCCAAAGACCATGCCCTACAATAATCACTTTGAGCCGCACCTCTCATGGCTTTTAGGCTTTCTGGTGTGTCGATTTTAAAAACTAAAGTTACGTATTTATTCATAATTAATTCACCTTATCTTTTATGTGTATAAGTATTTCTTGATAAAATCACTTGCCTTTCTTATATCGTCAAATTCTTTTATTGTTTCAGTGAACCAGTAAGCATAAATTACAGCGCAAAACTTTTTATCCCCCATCCACATATAAGCCTCTATCCAATAATCAGATACACCACTTTTCTTTTTAGGTGTTGCATCTCTTATGATTCGCTTTTTGAGAAAATGGTAGTCAGCTATACCTTCTTGTATAGTCTCAATTTTTAATGTGCTCATCATTCATTCTCCTTATCTGTTAAGCCTTTTTAGTTCTCGCTCAATGTTTGCCATCCAATCATCTAACTGCTTCATATGCTGCTTATGTGCTTTGATGGCTTTATGCTTGCACTGCCATATATGCCGTATTTGGCTTTCCATTTGATACGGCATTAATCTCTCTCGCTCGTCAATCGGCAATTCATTCCACAATGAATCATGTTCGTTTGGTGGCTTTTTCATAATCAATTCACCTTATCTGTTAAGCGTGTGGTTCCACTCTTTTAAACTGCAATACATTATCCGGCTTTTCCGGTGCTTCTGTCATAGCTAGGACAATTAAGGCGGGAGATATTGCCGCAAGTATTATTAAGTTCTTCATACATTACCTTTACTTGTTATGGTGTAGGGGTTAACTCTTCTTTAGCGCACCTTTTAATATCTTCCATAGCCTTTTCATCGGTTTCAAAAAACCTTGGGGGTGAAACTTTTATCTCAGATGATGCGTTATAAATTTGCAAGGCAGCAAATCCAGTAGAAGTTTTACGTTCTAATTCCTTACCTTCTCTCCCTGCTAAATTAACCACCCATCCTGCTCGGCAATGCGTGGTTTCACATGTATGCCATGTGGACATATCCAAGGCGTTATCTTGTGATACAACCTCTAATACTTGGTTATGGATATTTTCTATTTTTGGGATTTTCATTCCTGCTTTTTTGTCGCCTGTTTGGCCAGAGCAGCGATAGCAGTCAAAGCAGTCAAAGCAGTCAGAGCAGTCAAAGCAGTCAGAGCAGTCAAAGCAGTCAGAGCAGTGAGAGCAGTCAGAGCAGTCAGAGCAGTCAGAGCAGTGAGAGCAGTCAGAGCAGTCATAGCAGCCATAGCAGTCAAAGCAGTCAGAGCAGCCATAGCAGCCATAGCAGTTCCAGCAAGCTTTATTTGTTAAGTTGTCCTTTTCAAAGTTCGGGTGCAATTCTGCAAACTCCTTACTAACACCATTTTCGTTTCTATCTTCTCTTTTTAAGAAGTCTTTATAGTTTTCATAAATTTTAGTTTTCATACATTACCTTTTAGGTTGATTTAGTTCTACGTTTCCCCTTACAACACCCTCTTATTAATGCTTCTAACAATTACATATTTACCAACATACCTAGAAGCAAGATTACTGCTTGTTTGTTTGTTGCCAAATAGTTCAGATAGTTCTCTTGCTTGTCCGATTGCTTGTCCGATTGTTAAATCATCAATATTCATTGTGTACCCCTTTTTTATTTATAAATAGTAAATATCATTAATGAGCCTCTACACTTAAAAGTACCTTTAGCACTGTATAAACCTTGAGCTATGAGCTTTTCTCTTAGTTCTCGATATGAACTAGCTGTTATCTTTATCATTGTATTCTCCTAATACCATCACCATTCCTTCTCTAACAAGCTGCGAGAAGGTTTTACCTGTTTTACGTGCTAGCGCCTTAACTTTAAGTATCAAGCTCCTAGGCGCTCTTACGTCCATTTTAACGGCTCTTTCTTCTTCTGATACTTTCATTAATACCTCTTTTATTTTCGTGTCATACTTTTTTTAAATAAGGTAATTGCTTACTTTATTTAGTTTTAGTTTAATACTGAATTTCAACCGCAGGTTTTTTGTTTTTGTAACTTCTCATTACTGCGTTTTTTTTGACATCTAAAAATATTTTATTGTTGTTTTCCCCGAAATTTGATTTCATAAGATTTTTTTCTTCTTGCAAAATGTTCAAAATTTCGTTGCTAATATATACTCGCTCCATGTCGTTTTTAACCCATTCTTTTCCACCTAGATCTATAATTTTGCTTTTTAAATCATCCATTTTGTTTTCCCCTTTGTTTGTATGGTTCCTATTGTACGCACATTATAGTATTTGTACACACAAACTATATACCAATATCTTATAAAAACTACTTTCTGCCTATGAAATGGTTATAAGCATTCTTGATAGCTTCAGACTCGGAGCTAAACATTCCTAGCGGCTTGGCTGTAGGGCTAAATACATGATACAAAACTCCTTTTACCTGCCCTATCGAATAGCCTTCAGCTAATACTTTTTTATACTTATTCTCAGTTTCGGGAGTCATGACGCTTTTTTAATATCCTTGCTTTTTTGTTAAATATCCTTTTTACCCTTTCACAGTAAACACGATCAAACTTTTTATAAGCGTTGTTAGTCTCGATTGCCTCAACCTTTTCTAGCCCTATTCGCTTAATTAATCGAGGTCTATATTCTACGATATTTCCCGATAAGTAACGATTACAGTGCTTACATTGCTTATGGTTGTTATCTAGGTTAAATCTTAAGTGTGGGGCGCTTCCTCTGCTCCTGTAGTGGCCAGCATCCCATTCATTTGGGTCTTGGTTAGCTGGTTTGTCACAGCTTATACAAGGATTATCAATGTCTCTCAGGCGTACATAAGTATTTATACTTACTTGAGCCTCAGCTATCCATTCTGATATTTTCTTATTCTCTTTGCGATACTCTAGCTTATCCTTTCGCGCTTTCTTCTTCTTATTCTGGCTAACTAATTCTAAGGCGCATTTAGGAGAGCAAACTTTAGTAAGTGAGTTAAACGGCTGAAACTTAGCTTTACATACAGCACACTTCTTAAGCTTAACTTTCACCAATCAGCCCCCGCTAAGATAAAAAGTAGTATTAGTGTAAAGCCTATTATTATTTCTTTAGTCATTATGTGATTCCATTATCGCCCGGCCAATTAATTCTGGAATTTGAGGAACAACAGCATTACCTAAGCATCCAAATCTGTGTGTAACATCGGGAACCCCATTAGAATCTCTACCCATTTGGCTTCCATCCACTGCCCATCCAAATCTGGAAAGATGGTCGGCCCCCATTCTTCTATGTTCGAGTGATAATCTTCTCGAGTCCACCACTTGCGCCACATGCTTTTCCTTGGGGTAGGACAATATCCATACTCTGTCTCTAATCGTGGGTATTCCAACAAAGTCAGGCTGTATACAGTGCCATTCCGCATCATACCCGACCTCGGAAATGTCTGAGAGAACTCGTTGAAACCATCCTCCGCTGTCTCCAGAAAGGAGTGCTGTGACGTTTTCATATATTGCATATTTGGGCTGAATCTCCCTAAGTAGACGGGCGCACTCGCTCCACAAGCCCGACCTGGTTCCCTCTTCAATACCGGCTTGATTTCCTGCAACACTGATATCTTGGCAGGGGAATCCTCCTGAAATAACGTCAATTGGTCCTCTGTAGATTTCTTGTCCATCGTCATAAAGCACCTCATCTTTATAGTTAAGTTTTGTAACATCTTTAGCAATTGGAATACCGGGCCAATTCTTAGCTAATACCTTTCTTGGATAATCTTCTATCTCACAAAAAGCTATAGTTTCCATTCCGGAACTTTCTAAACCTAAGCTAAACCCCCCAATTCCTGCGAATGTGTCAAGCAATTTCATTAATCAACCTCACTACGCTTAATCAAACTCCAATACCTTAAGGAAATCTTGCTCTGTCATGCCTCTACCGTATCTACTTAGAAATGCGGTTACACATCGGCTAAATAGCTCTTGAAACTCTAATTCTTCCATTTCCTCAAAATTGATGCTTTTAGGCCAGTATTGAACAATAGGTTCGCCCCCTTTCTTGTCGGGTATAATCACCGTTTCAAAGTGACCGCCTAGCATTATCAGGTGCTTTCTCCATATTTCAGGGCATTCAAAGCAATCTTGAATATCAAAGGTTACATTTCTAAGCTCAAAGAATCGCTTCAAGTTTCGATAATTCCTACCCTTAATACACTCTACCATTGCATCCGTTTCTATTTTTTTAAATAGCTTTTCTGCTTCTGGTGAGTCGGGGAATAAACCCCCGTTAGCTTTCTTGAATGTTGCTTTCATTTACAAAATCCTGTACATCACTCAATAAAATAACCGTTTCTCTTATTAGGTCTTCATACTCTTCTAGTAGATTGTCAATCATATTTTACAATGCCTCACTAGCATCTCTTTACTAACAAGCCCGTATTGATAAAGCTCTCTAATACACTTATGCCTAGCCTTGATCGCTCTAATTCTAGCCATTTGCTCTTTAGTTAAATTAGGGATATCTATTTTTTGCTGTCTCATCCGTTAAAACCTCCACTATTTGATTGCTCTTTGTGCGGCTCATAATTTGTATTGGGTAGTAAATTGTCGAACCTGCTTAAGTGTAACTGGCTAGAAAGCAAGTCCGAACCCGTTTCACCGTTTCTAAACTTAGCAGTATTAAATTCAGCTACGCCTTTGTTATTAAACCCGTCAGGATAATAAACCTCATCCCTATATATAAATCCTATAATATCGGCATCCTGCTCAATTGCTCCCGATTCGCGTAAATCAGACATAAGAGGGCGTTTATCCTTTCTAGCCTCTAACCCTCTGTTTAATTGGCTTAGAGCTATTACAGGGCATCCCAATTCCTTAGCTAGTAGTTTTAAACCTCTCGATATCTCGGTTATTTGATTAGTTCTACCCTCTTTAGACTTACTAGAAATAAGCTGAAGATAATCAATAACGACTAAATCAATGGCACCATGTTTAATTTGATGGCGTTTACATTTAACAGTTATTGTTTGAACTGTCTGATAACCACTATCATCTATAAATCTTTTCTTGTCCTTCATTTGGCTCATAGCAAGAGTTAAAGTGGACCAGTGCTCTTCTTGTAAATCACCAGTTTTTAATCTCTGTAGATGAATTTTAGACAGGCTGGCTAGTGATTTGTCTAATAATTGCTGCCTTGGCATTTCCATACTAAATACAAGAACATTCTTGCCGATCATCGCGTTATGATCAGCTATATTAATAGCTAGTGTCGTCTTACCCATTGCTGGCCTTCCGGCTAAAATGACTAAATCAGCAGGTTTAAAACCATAAAATCTTGCATCTAAATCATCAAAACCAGTCGATAAACCATCAATCCCTTTGTTATCCATTCTGCGCTGCAATTCATCAAGATAACTGCCTAATTCCTCATTAATTCCTACCTCTTTAGAATCACCCTTTTCATTGAACTTATTTATCAAATTTTGGGCTTTTCCTAATTTCTCATCAAAGTCACCGTAGGATTCGCCTATTAATGCTATTTCCTGCCCCATAGCGGTTAATTCAGCACTTAGGCTATCCCTACGTATTACCTTGGCATAAATATCACTGTTAGAGGCTGAAAAGTAGCTATTAAGGATTTCGACTAATATATCAAAAATGATGGTGTTTTCAGGATGATGTTTAGTTATGTAATCAAAGAATGTGGTTGTGTCGATAAATTGGTTAGATGCTTGCATGTTTAGCAAACCTTCCCAAAGTAATGAATGATTATGGTTTAGGAAGTCTTCGGGCTTTAAATCTACCTCGATTAGCTGTTTAGAGTCTCTAACCATGTTCCCAATTATATTGATTTCTGCTTCATTGCTCATTGGTAGCCTCCCTCTGTGTTTTTAATATAACTCTTGACTCTGATTAACATATCGAAATCTGCTTTGTATTTATCAGTAGAGCCATTCAGGAAAGGTACGCCAGCACAGTATTTAAAATAATTATTCCAATGCTCGATATCTAATTTTTTAGAATGCTCAATTAGTTTTTTAATAGCTCGTTTTCTATCGGGTGTAATATTCTCAAGTTTAATAATTCCTCTACCTTCAACAGAGTTAGCAAAGTTATTATTATAAGATTCGACAAATTG